CAATGAAGGCTGGAAAGAGAAGAAACAATTAGAAATCAAAACTAAAATTATTGAAAGATCTGGTTATGAAGAAGTCTTTACTGTTGATGGTGATATGACAGGCAGTAGTTCTGATTATAATCAAATTAAAGACTCAGTGCAAACAAGGATGAATTATCAGTGAAGATTGCTATTATTACAGACCAACATTTTGGTGCGAGAAAAAATTCAAAATTATTTCACGATTACTTTTTAAAATTTTACGAAGATATATTCTTCCCTACTTTAATTAAAGAAGGTATTACAACTATCGTTGATATGGGTGATACATTTGATAGTCGTAAAGGTGTCGATTTTGTATCATTAGAGTGGGCAAAGAATCATTATTATGACAGGTTAGCAGAATTAGGAATTACTGTTCATACAATCATAGGTAATCACACAGCATACTATAAGAATACAAATGATTTGACAGGCGTTGGTCTTTTTCTAAGAGAGTATGATAATGTAAAAATATATCCAGAAGCTGAAGAGGTTAGAATTGATAAAACAAAATTTTTATTTGTACCTTGGATAAATCCAGAGAATCAAGAAAAAACATTTCAATTGATTGAAGAAAGTGATTCTCCATGTGTGATGGGACATCTTGAGTTGAATGGTTTTATGGCAACTCGTGGCCATTTTATGGAACATGGTATGGATTCAAATATCTTTGATAAGTTTGATAGAGTTTATTCTGGACATTATCATATGAGATCAAATAAAGAAAATATATTTTACTTAGGCAATCCATATGAAATGTATTGGAATGATGTCAATGATCGCAATCGTGGATTTCATTTATTTGATACAGATACTTTAGAACATATACCAGTTAATAATCCATATCAACTTTTTCATAATTTATACTATGAAGATACACCACATCAGATGTTGGATATTACAAAGTATGATCAAAAAATACTTAAGGTAATTGTTCGCAAAAAGTCAGATCCAAAACAATTTGAAAAGTATATCGATAAACTTTATTCATCTAATCTCGCAGAACTTAAGATTGTTGAGAACTTTGATTTTACAGAGGGAGAGGAGTTTGAAGCAGATGAATCTGAAGATACAATATCTTTATTAAATAGATATATACAGGAGTCTGAAGTGGATCTTGACAAATCTGTCATTACAAATATTCTTCAAGACGTTTATAAGGAGGCTTGTGAGGTTGAGTAATGTTTATCTTAGCGGTTAAAGGATACGAAGAAGATGGCGCTTTCTCTATCGAGAATGATGATGGAGATAAAGTGCTTTTAATGTTTGAGGAGGAAGATGATGCAGATAGATATGCTGAGTTAATATCAATTGAAGATGATTATCCAGAGATGAGTGTGATAGAGATAGATGATTTCGTGGCAATGAGGGCTTGCGAAATGCACGATTACATGTATAATATAATTAGACCAGACGATATCGTGGTTCCACCAAAGAATGATTTGTTTCAAAAAGATAAAATGGCGTAATTTGCTGTCTACTGGTAATCAGTGGACTGAGATTGATCTAAATAAAAAATCGAATACAGTTATCATTGGGACAAATGGTGCTGGTAAGTCTACTATGTTAGATGCACTTACTTTTGTTCTATTCAATAAACCTTTTCGTAAAATTAATAAATCTCAACTTGTAAACGCTACAAATGAAAAAGACTGTGTAGTTGAACTTGATTTTACAATTGGATCAACTGATTGGTTTATTCGTAGAGGTATTAAACCAAATATATTTGAGATTCATCGTAATGGATCAATGATGAATCAATCTTCTGCTGCGAATGATCAACAGAAGTGGTTAGAACAAAATGTTGTGAAGATGAATTACAAGTCATTTACACAAATCGTCATACTGGGTAGTAGTACATTTGTTCCATTTATGCAGTTATCAGGATCAAATCGAAGAGAAGTGATAGAGGATTTATTAGATATTAAGATATTCTCAGCGATGAATAATATTATTCGTGATAAGATAAGAGATAAGAAAGATGCAGTTAGAACTCTAGAGTTGAAGAAAACATCTCTCAAAGAAAAATTAGAGATGCAACAGAACTTCATGGAGGAAGTTGAGAAGAGAGGCAAAGAAAGAATCGATTCTAAAAAAGAAAAAATTAATTCTTTGATTGTAGATACAGAAGAATGCATAGCTTCAAATGAGTGGAAAGAGGATGATATTCAAGAACATATCAAAGACCAAGAAAGATTTATAGGTGCTGATAAGAAACTTAAAGAGTTAGGTAATCTCAAAGGAAAGATATCAAACAAGGCATCAACTGTAAAGAAGGAGCATAAGTTCTTCTCAAAGAATACAGTGTGTCCTACTTGCACACAGAATATTGGTGAAGAGTTAAGGCTAAATAAGCTTGACGAAGCCCAACAAAAAGCAAAAGAACTTCAATCTGGTTATCAAGAACTAGAAAAAGCAATAGAAAAAGAAGAGGAAAGGGAACGTCAATTTATCCAACTCACTAAAGGAATAACCAAACTCACGAATGAAATTTCTCAAAACAACGTTAAGATCTCTGGCTTTCAAAAACAAATCAGAGAACTTGAATCAGAAATTCAAACTATTACCAATCAACTTGAAAACAGAAATTCTGAATATGAGAAACTAACTGAATTTAATCAAAAACTAAAAGAGACTTATGACTCTTTAGGAGAGAAGAAACAAGAAATACTACATCATGACTTTGCCTATTCACTTCTCAAGGATGGTGGCGTAAAGTCCAAAATCATCAAAAAGTATCTACCACTTATCAACCAACAGGTTAATAAGTATCTCAGGATGATGGACTTCTATATTAATTTCAAACTTGATGAAGAGTTCAATGAGACCATTCAATCTCCTATTCATGAGGACTTCTCATATTCATCCTTCAGTGAAGGTGAAAAGATGAGAATCGATCTGGCACTTCTCTTCACATGGAGAGAGGTTGCTAGATTTAAAAACTCAGTCAATACAAATCTACTTATCATGGATGAAGTATTTGATAGTTCACTTGATGGATTTGGAACAGAAGAATTTTTAAAGATAGTAAAATATGTAATCAAGGATGCAAACGTATTTGTAATATCTCACAAGCAATCTCTACATGATAGATTTGAAGACCTAATACAGTTTGAAAAGGTCAAAGGATTTAGTCGTATGACATAAATAAAATCAAAGTACGGTAATCCGCATGATATTAGAGGAGGCTTGTCACTCACTTAAGTTAGAATGTGCGTTAAGAGATTTAGGTTTTGTTGATATTGGTTGGAAATGTGTTGCACACGCAGGCATATTCTTTATTCAACCAGTAGGATTTCCAGATGACCCAGAGGGAGAACTCTTAGGATTCTCTTTGACATTACCTAACACTCATGATATGCGAAGAGTTCGTTTGATGCGAACTGCAAAGAGAGCTTTAGACTACGCAACAGGTGTAGACGATTAAATTAGTGGCACAATCATCGTTTCTATTTTGTGCTGAGGAATTATAATTAGGACATATACGAGAGGTTTTGATGTCCATCCAACAAGAAATTAAATCACAACTTGCAAAGTTACTTGCTACAGAAGATCTAATTGTAGAACACAAACAAGTCGAGACTGCAAGTTTTAATGTTGAGACAAGAGTTTTAGTTCTTCCACTATGGGAGAAGGCATCGAGTGAAGTTTATGATATGTTAGTTGCACACGAAGTTGGTCATGCATTATTCACTCCATGCGAAGATTGGACAGATAGATATGATATACCACCATCATTTGTAAATATTGTTGAAGATGCTCGTATTGAGAAGTTGATGAAGAGAAAGTATGCTGGTCTTCCAAAGACATTTTTTACTGGATACAAAGAACTACAGGGAATGGACTTCTTCAAGTTAAGTGATATTGATGTGAATGAGATGGGTATTGCTGATAGACTAAATCTATATTTCAAGATTGGTAACTTCATTGATATTGATTTCAACGAAGAAGAAAAGACTTTTGTAAGTATGGTCAAGTCAGCAGAAACATTTGATGATGTTCTTGAGTATTCAAAAGTTATCTGGGAGTATGCGAAAGAAGAATTAGAACAGAAGAAGAAAGAACAACAAGAGATTGAAGAGATGAAGGCAAAGGTTGAGATGGAAGATGGTGATGGTGACAATGAGAAAGAGTATCAGACTACAACTCAAGGCACTGAAGGAGATTCAGAAAAGTCTGATGTTGAAAGTGAAGATGAGTGGGATGATGAGGATGAGGATGATGGTTTAGATTATGATGACCAAGCATATTCAAAAGGTGGTATCACTCTTGGTGACGAACCAAAGGCTGAAACTGTTGAGAATCTTGAGGAGTCACTTAAGGACTTGGTAAATGAAGCTGGTCGTGAGACACTCTATGTTGAGAAACCAAATGACTTAGACCTTGATAAAGTTATCATTCCTAACTGGTTCATTCATAAGAATATTGATTTTGAGTGGCGTGAAAATACAGCATCAGATTTTTTCAATGCTGATAAAGAGTTTGATGAGTTCAGAGTATCTGCAAGAAAAGAAGTCAACTATCTTGTCAAAGAGTTTGAGATGAAGAAGTCAGCATCTGCATATGCTCGTGCTGCAACTGCAAGAACAGGAATGCTTGATATGTCAAAACTTCACACATATCAATACTGTGAAGATATCTTCAAGAAAGTTACAGTTTTACCTGATGGTAAGAATCATGGATTAGTATTCATTCTTGATTGGTCTGGTTCAATGTCTTACATTATGAAAGATACAATCAAACAGTTATACAATCTAATCTGGTTTTGTCGTAAGGTTCAGATTCCATTTGATGTTTATGCTTTTACAAATTGTCATCCCTATCACAATATGAGAGAGTCACGTTATACAGCAAAGAACAATATAGTTTGCATTGAAGAATCATTTAGTCTTATGAATCTATTCACATCTAACGTCAACGTTAGAACTCTAGATCATCAAATGAGAAACATCTATCGTATGGCGACTAGATTCGGTTACTCTAGTGTTTCTTGGGATGATAGAGATAGATTCCAAGTTCCTATCGGTATGGGTTTATCAGGTACACCATTAGATGAGTCTTTGATGTGTCTACATCA